CCTGCTAGGAAGTTGTCCACAAGTGAGAACTTCCCCTTGACGATGTAGATAGCCGCCACCAACCTCGCCAGCTATCTGAGGTACCCCATTTTAGTACCTCCCCGACACTCAGATTAAGGTGCTGAGTCTCCACCTTCATACCCTGCAACAACTCGTGAAGTTCGTGAAAACCACACTTTAAATGCATTTAGGTACAGTCTCAGTATTAGTAACCCCTGAGACACGGTAACTCGCTCCGACCCTACCGAAGTAGTTTGTTACTTAGGACTATTGCTAGCCAGTCCAGCCTGAGCAAGTGCTCTCCATGGTTCCAGCATTTCGCTTAATTGCAGGCGGTGCTGGGTACGCCTTACTTCTCTCAACCTAGTACTATGCTTTACAGCCAACGGCACTGAGAGAAGAAACTGTGCCTACTCTCGAAAGAGTAGGACTTTAGTAGTAGCCTTAGTTGGCTACTACAGTGATGAGACGAGTCAGTGCTGCTTTCGTAGCACCTTCGAACCCAGTGACATCAAAGCCACTAGCTTCAATCTCACGCAGGATTTCCTTTTTGGAAGGACCTTCCTGCTTTGCAGCGGCTTTTTTAGGAGACGCTACATAAACGCCCTCACGGACGAGTTTTGAACGGACAGAACGAACAGTTTTGTCCAGTTCAGCGGCAATCTGGTCGAGACCGTCATTGCCAAGCTCCTCATACATAGCGATCATTTGATCGACCATTTCTGCGGAGTAGTTGGTAGTCTTTTGGGTTGCTTCAGCCATAATTCACCTCGATTAGCTCTGAAACTGAGGAACCGTCAAGAGGCGTTCCCTTCCCTCATTTTGTAAAACCATATTAACAAATAAATAACCTACAAGCAATCTCAAAATCATGGGGAAGACTGTGTTCTCTACTAGCGAAGGTTGTTTTGAATGGTGCCTAGTGCTTGTACACATTGTGGGCTTCTCTTGCGTTCGATACTTACAGGACTTCCCCTTGGACTTTGCGGAGGGTTTTTTTAAGAAGGTTATCCCTTACCTCAACTTCTAAAAACAGTATATTGAAAAATTAACCATGAATCAAGCGAAAACCTAAACTGTTTTAACCTTTTCAATCATTGAAATCATTTCTTGTGCTACATCTTTATGCTGTTGTTTGGGAATATACGTTGGGTGTGTACCTGCACTTTTCAATATATCTTGTAAACGGTCATTGAATGTACCAACTGTAATAATTTGTTTTTCAACAGACGACCTAGCAATATGTATAACAGTTTTACCTTGAATTAATTTGTTTAAAAGTAGTAAATTTGCAACAAAGTTTAACTGTAAAAGCTTTTCATTATGCCAAGTGTTCAACCAAAATTGTAGTTCAAATTTGATATTATCATAATTAAAAGGACTGTGCCTACGAAGTTGTTCTTTGAAAGCCTCAAGAGCATTTTTGTCTCTAACAGCCTGTTTAATCTCGTCTAAAGGAAAGTCTCTGCGCCATCCTGGAGAATATATATAGTCTGGTTTCGAGTGAAATATAATATAAAGATCTAAGTGTTTATGTTTTTGTATATTTGCGATTGTTCTCGATAGAGAACCTGTGTTAGCACCATACCAGTTTATAGTATTTTCATCAAAATAATAATCACTAATAAGCTCACAATAGCTTTGATAACCCCAGTTAAGATTGGGACGCCAAACTGCTGATGAATCTCCAAAAATACCTATTTTCATTGGTCAGGGTGGCTGGATTAGTAATACCAGCGTTCTCCTCTCTCCAGAAAGGTGGATTCTATGCTCTCCCACACCCTTGAGACGAAGAAAGGAATCGAACCTCTGTAATTACGCATAACCACTCTGCCACTCATCGCCAATAAACAGAAAAACCCTCTGTTAGACAAAGGGTTTAGTTCCAACGCAGCCCCCAGTAACCCGCCCGTTGAATGGACTCTCCTGATCTTTTGATACACAACTCTGGTATTTACCAATCTGCGTACCAACTAATGCAGAGTCCTTGCCAGTTTGGGGTGCTCAACTAAAGCGGTGGTAGGCGACAGCCGCCAAGGAGCACACCCGATAAAAAGATGGGGATGTTTTTTACGTCGTTTCCCCCGCCCCTCAAAGGCCGACGGCACGGTTGCGCGTTGTGCAATGCGCCTAGTCCAGCGATATTTGACAAGCAACCTTCTAGGTGGGGCTTGGGAATCTTAACGCCGTGCCTTGCGTCCACATATCGTCTGGATGACGGCTCTATTACCCTGAGCTAAGGGAGAAAATAAGTGAGGCTGTGAGCGATTCCGTCAACACCATTGCATCATTAACCGAATTTACCTTGCGCACCGATAGCAGTTCTTATGGGATGCCCATCTAAATGCTCGGAGGATGATGCCTCATCTCATTTTCTAAATATAGATTATCAAAAAATAAACGGCTGGGCAATCAAAAAGTAAAATTTTTAAGAGTTGTGAGTCTTTTTATGTACTAAATCACAGTACCTCTTTACTACGCGCTCATCACGCAGAGGACAACCACGAAACAACCATTGAAAACGCTCTTTCCACGACGCTTTGTGTATAATTCCATTTTCAGTCACAACCTTAAGTGTAAAAAACTTTGAGATCATAAAATGCTCCTTTTTCGTTTTAGAGATACAATATATCGGAAAAAGGAGCATTTAGCAATTTTGAAATAGCTTAAGCAGCTATCTTCTGTTCTACCAATTCATCAATATTAACGAATTGCATGGTCTCATTTTGAGTTAAACTATCAATCCACTCATTACGCTTTACGACAAGCATAAATGTGTTACGAGGAATCGAAGTAAGATTCTGAGTTCCATGACCAGTATGATCTGGATTAAAGATCAAGAATTGACCTTTTTGAAGATTGATAGAAACTTGAGAATCAGCTGTTTTGAAATGGAACCAAGCACCGCCAGGCATATCATTCAGCTGCACGAAGATTCTAACAGTCTCGCCATATTCAGTGCCTTTTGTATTATCAAAGTCAGTATGAATTGGCATATGATGTCCGGGTTGCTGTTGGAAAATTCTAATGCGAGACTTTTCGCACTGGAACCAATCACAAATAGCCGCTAACTTAGGAGAAGCGTAGTAGGAATCTGTATAAGCAAATTCTGATGGTACATCTTCTTTCCAAAAATCGTCTCCAAGTGTATCATGGAATGTAGACTCTCCTGTAGCACTCTTAAAAGAGTTATAAAGATAACCTGAGTGAATACCTTTTTCCTCGTCAGACTGACGAATAGTTTCATCCTGACTCTCTTGTGTGCGTGGAGTGTATTTTAGATTTGCTAGTTCATCATCCCAGTTTCCCGTGAAGATATAAGAACTAGCATAAATACCTGTTGAAGGGTTATAACCTTCTGGTTTATATTGTTTAAGTTCTGACATTGTATTTCTCCTTTACTGGGTAATGTCCCAGATTCTTAAAATAGTATAATCTCTACAACAACTTTTGACAAGAACTTCACCGCAAATTTTAGTCATTGCATATACTGAATCAGAATCACTTGTTTCTGTGTCTGGTATTGTTAAAGTTTGTATAGATCTGTTATTAGGTAGATTTATAATCATATTTCTTAAGTGTCCATTAGCAGCTACCTCTAATACCTTTGTGATATCTTCTCTACTAATTGGATTGTAAACTTCTCTCTCAACTGGATCAATAGATTTTGAGGAGGCATAAATAATTCTTCTATTATGAAATGAGGAAACAATCTTTGCAAGACCGCTAACTTCGGTGGTCATAGTCTCAACATCTCTCCTTGGGTTTGTTTTTCTACAAGTACGAGCTAGAATGATAATAGTATCTAAGTAAGCAAAGTTATCTGCTATTTCTTGCCACGTTTCTAGTGAATCTTCAAACCTGCCTTGTATAGCAATAGCATCTAGTCTATCTTTTACGTAAGATCCTAAAAAACTTGTTACTCCAATAATACCAATCTTACTCATTTGAGTCTGCCTGTTAAACTTACAGTATATTTTAGATTATAACCAAAGTTACTGCTAGCATGAGGAACCTTCCAAGGAATTTGCCATGCATCACCAGCTTGCCAACCGTATAACATACTAGACCCAACTTGAAACACATGACCGTTATACCAAGGAACCACACTAAACCAGAATCTTACTAATTCTTCTATTTTTCCCTCACATTCAGGAAATTTAGTAAGATAACTATCAGCTGAATCATGATGCCAAGAAGCACCGTGACCAGGAGTATTTACAATGAGTCTAACCAAAATACCTTCTTGCTTAATTCCTAACCGATTGATGTTTTCATTACCTAGTAGCGTTACTAATGTTTCGTTAGTATTTCCATTCATCCCAAAGTTTAGTTCAAAACTATTACCTGCATTTCTGCCCAACTTATTATTTTGTCTTGCGATTAAGTTTGCTAATTCAGTATAATGAGGTCTCTCTTGTTCAGCTTTTTGTTGCGCTAACTCAAAATTGTCTACGGTAAATTGAATCCAATCTTCACTGTTGATGTCAAGTTTTGTTATATAAGTAGGTTTTTGTAATGTTTTTTCACCATAAATGTTTTCAATAATTTCCCAAGGTTTGCTATTTAGTAGATCTAAATATTCTTGTTTATCCATATTTTATCTCACCTGTAATTGTAAGAGTGTATTTTGGACGGATTCCAAAATTAGCACTAGCATGAAACACTTTTGGTGGGATTATGTAGGTATCTCCTGGCTGCCAGTTAGCGATCATCTTATCATGTACTTGTAATACATGACCCCAATCCCAATCACTTATTGCAACAAAAAATCTAGTACCAACCTTATCAGCTCCATATATTCTGTTAAAGCCCTCCATACCATCATAGTGTAAAGGCAAACAATGCCCAGGCATATACTCAAGTAGTCTTAGTAAACTTTGGCGTGGATCAATACCTAATTTTTTAAAATTAGCTTCTCCAACTAGATCTTTGAGTATCGAGTTGTGTACTGGATCTAAACCCCAATTAGTCTCGGTAGTATTGTGCTCATTGTAACCAATCCAATTAGCATTGATAGCTTGTTCATTTGTTTCAGCATTAAGAAAAGGTCTAGGATGATACCATTTTACAGTAGCTTTATTTCGATGTGCATTAGCATATGCCTCAAAAGCATCTGGATCAATGTCGAGAGTGCAGAGCTTATCGACCACAAGTGGTTCTGATAAATCAGTACGAGAATCTACATAATCCGTAAAATATTGGTTATCCAACAAGTTTACCGCTCCAGTGCATTGTAATCTTTGGTGTTACTCCACAGTTAGCACTTCCATGATAGATACCAGGCACGAGATCCCAAGTGTCTCCTGCTTTCCATGGTTGCATCACATGATTACCGTAGTGAAAATAGTGTCCCCAGTCCCAATCTGAAACAAAAGTCATAAATCTGCGCAGCTTTGAGTAGTCTGGATATTCTCCAGTTTTTCTCATGTAGGAAGAAAAAGTATCAACATGAGTAGGCATTGTTTGACCAGGTGGTTGTACAAATAAACTCATTGTCATATCCTCAAGTTTATGTGAGAACATAGCTTTTAGTGGTTCGAAGTATTCTTCAAGCTCTTCGTTTGCAAACTTAAAATAACGAGTGTTATGCTCGTTATAATCATTTTGAACCATCCACTGCTTACAAGTTTCATAAATGGGACAATGATTCACAGATTCTGTAGNGTGCATAGCTTGTTGATTTTCTTCATCCCACCACCAGTATTTTTGTGGAACTCGAATCTCGTTTGAACGAGCAATAGCCCATTCTGCAAGCTCAAACCAATTTACAGATGCGTTTGTGTATAAAAAAGACTCACCATCTTTGTGATTAGTTTCTTGAGGATTCCAATGCCAAGGGTTTTGATCAACGATTTCTTGTGGAATTGCCTCATAAGGATCTATATACATATCTAGATCAGCTTTGATTGGATAGGTCATACGATTCTAGCTCCTGAAATGCTACATGTTAGCTTAAGTTTCATACCCATATTTGTACTACAATGAGGACGAGGGATAGGTAGATTATATATTTCACCGCTTTTCCAATTCGGAAAATATGAGTTCTCAATCTGAAGAACGTGTCCCCAATGCCAATCAGTAATCATTACAAGATCACGAACAATGGGACCAAGATCACACATTTGTGCGTCTACGTCAGGATTAAGATGTTTATTGTTTCTACACCAATTACCCAGATTATCGTGATGCCAAGGTAAAGTCTGCCCAGGTAGATAGGCTAAAAGCCTTACAAGGGCGGTGTCATAATCAATTTTGATTACGTTTTCCCAAACATCACGAGATCCAATGAGTTCTTTTACCTTTTCGTTTGAGTCACCATAAAGACCCCAATTATATTCAATAGTGTTTCTAGCGTTATAACCACATTTCATCGGATAATTACTAGTTAATTCACTATCGCCACTTCCGTGATAAGGACGTCGTTCATAGTACTTCTTCTGACAAGTGTGTTTATTATTAACCATATAATCAATAAAATCTTGTTCATTGATGTCTAAACGAGCATAAGGTTTTGCCTCATAAGTTTCAGTAAGTGTGCTACCGATTTTGATAGCCCAAGCTTCATAATCAAGATCAGGTCTAGTATCTAAAAACTCCCAGAGTGTTAATTCTGGTTGTTTAGCCATTACACTTTCTTTAATGTAATATTCAATATCTTCAGGTATCTCACTATAGTCAGCATTTGTCTGACTCGGTGTTAATTTATTTAACATTATATGTCCTCCAAATCAATGTTTCCAAAACATTCTATATCAGTAAATCCGCTAATTTTAAGCAAAGCACGGTCACTGAATCCAGCATTTGCAGTTGAATGAGGTTGCCCTCTCCAATGAAAATCTATCACATCACCTTTTTTCCACCTAGCCCACTGCTTGGTTCCCATTTGAAAAATCCAACCATCTTGCCAATCTTGAAGAGCAACAAAAATCCTACGAAGCTCTAAAGGGTGTTCAGGCTGCCTTCTGGACTTATCAAAAGGTAATGAGTGCAGTTCTTTGTTATTATGGAAAAAGGTACTCATATTGTCATAGTGTAAACATTTAAGAACATTAACAGGTTGTAGATTTATATCAGCTTGATAAGGTTCTTCAAATCGTAAAAATTTAATTATCTTCTCACAGACTGCATCTGGTTTATGCCTATCATACCCGTGTGTATAACCTGCTGCTTTCAGAATCTCATTCTCGACATCACTAGCACTAAACTGAACGCCAATTCTATCGTCACTAGCGGGAGTATTGTAGACCCAATCACCGCCAATATTACCTAGATAAGTGTATGGAACTGAGTTATCATAATCCCAATAAGAGGTTTGTTTTTCTAATTCTAACACATCATGATCATTACATATTTGTAAAAAGTCTTTAACAGTATTGATAGAATTATAAATTTCTTTGTAGTCGTGCATTGTTATTCCTCTCAAAGCCATTTGTCTTCATTGTAACTTTTCATATATTTAGAACGATCCTCAAGTATAAAATCAGCTAAAGTTCTATGATGCAAGTTAAAATGCTTTAAGGTATCTAAATTTACTTGAGGATACCACCCAAGATAATAATTTCTACCTAGTTTACTAAGTAATATTTCATCAGGATCTCTATCGTCTATATCATGAGTTTTATTGTAAGGAATATCCTGTATTTCTTTAACAGGGAATCCATAAAATTGAATAAGATCTGCAACTTCTTCGATATAATACTGACGATCTCCAGTCAGATCAATTTCTTTACCATAATAGAAAGAATTGCCTAAAATGCTTTCTATAACGTTTACCAAAACCTTCGGGTCTAAATAGGGTGCTGGAGTCTTAAATCTATAATTATATAAGATGTCATTTGTATACTGTTCGTAGAAAAGTGCGTTCATCAATGGCGCAATATTGATAGTGGTAATACCAAATCCACACTCACTTGCAAAAGCATCAAGCTGTTTATGAATCAACCTGAAAGGACCTAAAGAACCTAGTTTCACAATGTGCTTTATATTAGTTGAAGAACAGTAAAGAAAAAATCTTTTAGTAGTTTCTAATGTTTTCTCTTTCTTAGGAATATAGAAAAACAAAGCATCAGCTGATTCTACGTTTGACCAAGTGGATTCATCATAAAGATCAAAATCAATATATTCAACATCTGAAAAATACTCACTCAATATAGTATTTTTACCTAAAAATAACTTTCTCATTTAGTCTCCAAGTTGAATCATGGGTGTGTGATAGCCCTGATAAAGCTGTATTATTGGAAAATTATTAATTCTTGTAGACATGATATATTTGTATTTGTCTCTATCATGAATAGACATACCAGACAATAAAGCTCTGTCTTTAGGGCTAATCCATTCTTGCACCCCACCTGTATACCGTTTAGAAAAGTATTCGGGTTCGGGAGCTATTGCACTATCGCGAAATTTAGTCCTAACTAACTCTTTATATGCAGGACCTCTAGGTACTTCTAGTTTATTTTCTTCTAAATAGTTTTTAATCAAGTAAGTTTGCTTTGCATGAAGTTTAGGAAAATCAGGTGTAGTAAAGAACAATTCAATATTTTTAAATCCAGAGATTTCTCCATAAACATCTGTATCCCAAAAGGTTATGAAATATTTACCATTTATCTTGTGTATACTCGGTTCATGACCACAAAATAGATTACAATAGTTTTTACCTCTTATATTGGGAATATGAAAGTGCCTGGTAGTTAAATGATTTCTAGTTTCTAACCATTTATCTCCAAAATATTCTCTATAATATTCATGATCCCATAAATAAGTCTTAATTTTGGTATTAGGGATTAAGTGTTGTATAGATTTCAAATAAGGCAAAGTAAAGTTATTAACTTCTTGGTTACTTGAATTATCTTCAACTAAATATCTGTAAACATTGATTTCATCAATGTGTATATTATTTTCAAGAAAAACTCTCAGTACAGTTGTACTATCGTTACCACCACTAAACCATAGTTTTATGTATGGGTAGGTATCGCGCAGCATAAATGCCCGCTCTCTCATTAAGTATTCAAATGATTCAGCAGGTTCTTTAGTCCAATCATAATTTTCAAAAGATGAGTTAAAAGTATTAAAAGAAATATTGTGAACATCGCCACGACTAGCTTCAATGGCTTTGAATTTATGTTTGTACCGAGTACCTGCATACTCCCAGTACGAATTAAGAAACATAATTTATTATAATTTACGTTTAAATTTTGTCAATAATTTTATTAAGATCGCCAAGCAGTAAAAACTAATAAGTATCTATCTGTAGATCCTGCATTTGCAAATCCATGTCTGTTACCGGATGGTAGTTCAAACACGTCACCTTGTTTCCAGCTACTTAGACAGTAATCCTCTGAAAACAAAAGATGCCCTAAAGCACTGTCTAATAAAGGAATCCAGCATCTGATAATTTTTTTGCCTACCACTGCGATATTATCTTCATCAATAGGACTACCATCAAAAGGATTTATATTGTTTAAAAAAGAAGGGAAAAGATCTTTATGTGGTGGTTCTATAGTACCTGGTTTAGTGTAGAATAATTTAGCAAGATATCCATCTTTTTTAGCACCTACCCTCTCAAACCATTCATCAGGAAAGAAATCCTGATCGGTGACTATTAAAGTATTGTGTTTTGAATTGTGATAATCATAAAATTGTGCTTGAAACTTTTCATTTATAGGTCTATTTTCGTAAGTATGAGTTTCTAAGGCACTACATAGAACATCCCATTGATCAAATGGAATTTTTGAATAGTAGTTTTGTATGTCATCATAAGGTATAATATCTTTAAAATTACCTAGATACGGAAACATCAGAATATTTTCTTTCTAAAACAGCATAGTATGCTTTAGTAAGCTGTTTATTATCTTCTTTTAAAAAAGAGATAGTATCTCTTAGCTCTGCGACCTGTTTACGAAGGTACAGTAGTTCTGCTGCTTGATGATCATTAAAAGTCAATTTGTCCGAGTCCACTTCCCATTTCTCCTCCGTGTCTAATCTTAAGATGAGCGTGTTGTTCACCGTCAGCCTCATAAGGACAGTTTAACACATTACAAGGCCAAATTACTGGGTCTCCATCTGCTGAAGACCATAGATTGATAGTACAAATCTCACACTTGCCTGTGACATCGCCATAGTTATGTTTAGCCATTAGTGTTTTGCTCCCCAGTTTTCGACACCACCTTGATAGGCGTCTTGTCCGAACCCATCATTAACTTCGTCTTCTTTCTCTTCAAAGCTGCTCTCTGCCTCAAGGACAGGGTCGCTCTCCTGAATATCTGATTCGAATTCATCGTCTTGCTCCCATTGCTCCATCATTTCTGAGATGCCATACTCGTCATCAAGATCATCACCAACTACTTCACGGACGTTAGATGAGTCACAAGCTGAGTAATCATAATGTTCATCTTCACCATTTATCCAAGCTCCCACAAAAGCCATGCCAGGCTCATGATAAGTGGCTGATACATCCCAACCTTGTTCCATCATAGCTTCGTAGATACCGATTGGAGGCGACCAAGCTGTAGCAAATTGCATAACACAAGTATAGTCATCAATCCAATCCCAAGAGTGTATACCAGCATCCCATTTGGTACCCCAGTTGTCTACTCTCCACCAATACCAGTCAGGCATGGCATCTTCTTCATTTGCCTCATAATTTGGCTCAGGAAGAAAGAAACCAAAGAAGGTTTTTTCAACTTCTCCTTCTGGAGTAGCATCATCGTTAAGGGTTTTGAGAAAGTTATGCAGCTCATCAGCTTCACGTTTAGTAGCTGCTGTCAGTTGAAGTGAATTGTCGCACCAATTTGGCATATAAAAATCTCCTGTCGCTCAAAGTATGATTTAATATAGCAAATTAATGAGTATTTAGCAAGATCAATGTAGTATAGGACGCTCGATGGGTTCTATTCTATGTCTACTTTCATAGATGGAAGTCATCATCTTATGATAATCTTCTTCTGGAAGCACAGTACGATAGATTTTCATAGCATGAGTTATATACGCAGCAGCTAATTCTAGGGGACCAATGTTCATATCGTCCATGAGCTCGTTTGAATGTTTAATCAATTCATAGTAGACTTCGTAAGGATTAGAATGGGTCACTAGTCATCTCCTTAAATTTAAAATTACCTGAGACAGAAACTCTTTCAAAATCAGTTTTGTAGGGAGCTACCCAATGTTTAAGAAGTGCTGGAAAGATGTAAAGTTCCCCAGGCTTTGGGTTTCTGTAATGATTTCTAATATTCCACTCTGGAGCATACTGATAAGAGTTCTCACCGTATGTGAAAATTATGCTACCAGGAGGGGGTCCTGTACCAGAAAAAGCTTTCACTTCTTCATCCAATCCAGAAGTATCAGAAGTATAAAGTACAAAACTAATATGTTGTGTGTGCATATGTGGAGGATTAAAGTCTCCTGCTTTCATGAAATTGATCCAAAGATCGGTAAGCTCTAACCCACCATGGTTAGTACCAAATCTTTCTTTATACGCCTCAGTATAAGAATCAAAGTACTTACCATACATTTTTAGAAATAAATCAAGATCATTTTCATTAAAACCATATTCATGATCTAAATGACCAGCAAGTTCTGCTCTGTAGTCATTTTCTTTTCTTTTACGTCCTAAAGCAGTTAGTTTTTCACCAAACTCTAAAGGAGTATCATATTTACAAACTAGAGGTCCCCAGTGAAAAAACTCATATGTAATTGCATCATCGTTCATTAATAATCTCCAAGTGATCAAAGAACAATATAACAAATTATTAGGAAATTAGCAAGAAAAAGACGCAAGTGTGGCGTACAACGATAAGAAACTCCGTTTCTCTAGCCAGCTCCCTACGGTCGCACAGTGTTCGAATAGCCTGTGCCGCGCTGTTCGCCAGCGTTCATCATCGAATCCAGTGATGCCACAATAATAGCATATGATATCAGCAAGAGCAATCTATAATTTTTTACAAAGCAAGAAGCGTTGTGGGGAAGCCGCAGAATGATGATCTGGAAGTGCAACAGTATATTGGTCGATGACCTCTAAAGTCTTGCATTGATTGATAACTTGTTCTGTGCCACCCCAACCAGATTCATAGTGAAGATCAAGCCACTGATCTCCATAGTAAGCAGAGTTTGGTTTTGAATTTGTAGGAAAAGCATGTAGCACTTCTCTAAAAATCCACCAGTCTACGTCAATAAAAGAAGCCCATGAATCAATCCAAGTAACACAATCTTGACGGATCATCACATTTTGCAGCACTCCAGCAGCATACACTGTGTCAACTGATGGAACATGATGAGGACGACACCAAAGAATGTTAGAACTCTTTAACTGTTGAATGTTTTGCTCAAATCGAGTAGCAATGTCCCAGCAATATACCTGAGTAGCTACTTGTGCGATTAACCAAGTCATTTCTCCGCTAGCGCAACCAACGTCAAAGACTCGTTGTTGCTTGAAGCGTTCAGGCCACCAAGTGAGTAGTTGTTTTAGTTGATGAGTTCTGCCTAGAGTATAAGCAGTTTTAAGATGTGGAGGAGTTTTCATTGCTCAAATAGTAGAGTGTAAAAACCAAGCTGTGAATGAACGATCTGTGAAGCGTAGGTAGAGTTTGCACAGTAGTCGTCTACCCAATCAAGATGCATCAGTCCTTTAAGACTTTTGTTCTTGGCTAACACTTCTGCGAGCGATACTCCTTGAGCCATCTTCCACTGCTCATACTCTGCTTGTCTCTCTAAAGTTTCTTTGGTTTTATCCGAAACAATCAACCTAGTAGAGAGACGATGTAGATTGTCTAAGATATTCCACTTCGTTTCATTAAAATGCAAAGTCCAGTTGCATAGAATCAAATCATATGGCTGATTAACTAGAGCAGTTGAGTAGTGTATCACCCCATCGTCCCAAGGCTGATACATTTGAGGAGACGTATCGACTCCCCATAAATTTTCAAATCCTAGTTTATGCAGTTTACGCAGAGTACAGCCTGTAGCACAACCAAAGTCTAAAATCTTTGCATCACTTGCAAGATGAAATTGTGCATAGTCTAAACAAAAATTGATCGTCTCTTCATATAGTGGGATATGCTGGTGCACATGCTGTTCGTACACATCAGCTACCGTGCTATCAAACAGCCAAGGATCTGGAATGAGTGTCATTAGTCTAAATAGGTTTCACACATCTCGATAATATCGTGATACTTTGCCATCTCAAGAATTTCCATCTCCATCGCTTCAAAGATGTCTTGATGCTCACCAATGCCTGCTGGATTAGTAAGATACACTTCCACATTCATTTTGTGCTTCTCAATATGCCCTTCGGCGTGTTTGATCATTGCTTCAATCATTGTTTCTCTGGTTAACATGATATCTCCTTTGTAAGTATTCCCAAACTGTAATAAGATAATTACAGTATTGAGGAAAGTTTGAGTATAGTTTTAGTTGTTGTTCTAAGTATTGTTTATTCATCTGTCTACAAAAGCTCGTTCTTGTACAAAAGTTCCCGCTGTACGTTTATTTCCTTCTGACCAACCGCTCTCAAGTAGCATTGTTTTTATCTCTTGATTAAACTCTAAACTGCCACAGATCATTATTTTATCGGTGCTTGGTGTTGCTGGTGATAACAGTAAACCTTCACAAATTTGTGTAGTGATACGCTTCTTTAATCCCCACCATTTTGCATCTTGTGTAACAATGGGTTTAAAATTGATAGGTAGTGCCTCTAACATAGATGAGTAAGAGTTCAAATCATCAATAGTACGAACACTCCAAGCAAGTGTGATTTGATCAAAGGCTGTGTAGGTATCAGGATCGTTTAAAATGCTAATAAAAGGCGCAACACCCGTTCCAGTAGCTAATAACCAAAGATTACCACTAAGTTCTAAATTAGCTAGAGTAAGCGTGCCAGTTGGTTTTTCAGAGATGTAGATATCTTCTTCTGGAACAATATGCGCTAGCTTACCAGTTAGGGGTCCATCTGGCACTTTGATGCTCAAAAACTCTAAGTAGTCATCACCAGGACCACTAGTAATTGAATAGGCTCGTTGCACTCCTTCAGGATCAAGAGCCAGCATCACAAACTCACCTGCGGTAAATCTAAAGGTAGCAGGTCTATTAGTTCTAATGCGAAACATAGAGTCGCTATAGTGTTGGATCTGGGTAACAGTAAGTTTAATCATTATGTATTATACTTTTTTTAAACCCTCTAACCAAGTGTTAGTTTGTTTAATTCGTCTCATTAAGTTATCATAGTTGTGTTCTACGATAGGTTTGCACTGCCATAATAAATTTGCAAACTCATCGTCGCTCATCTTTCTAAGTCTATCTATCTCAGTAATTATTACTCTAAGCCTTTCATTTGTGTCTAAAATAGTGTCATAAGACTCAACAATTATAGGAGAAAAAGTTTTATACCCTAGTTTATGAAAAGATGCGAGAGTATATGGTTGACCCATGACAATAAACGGTTTTTTGTACTTAATATTTCTAAAAGTCTTTTCGGTGATAAATTGATAGTCAACCACATCAAAATCTACATAGGCTTCAGGCACAATGTTAAAATCAGTCGCATAAAGTGCTTGTGGTAGGTGTAAGTTTTTTTTGCCCCAAATGCTACTTGAACTGTCTAAAAAACTATCAGCATACTCGTTGGCATATTTAGCCAATAATTCAGCGGCATGATAATCTATATGATTATTGAGTAATAAAAATCTCTTGTGAGGATAGGTCAAATCTTTTAATTTGTAAGGATTACAAGCACAAGAATTAGGAGAGAATTGAACATGATTAACGTGGCAGCTCATTTCTAAATAACTTGGAAAATTAAAAACTCTTTTATAATCAGTGAATTTAGAAACAGGTGAATTGATTAAAATTCTATCATTTGGATAGTCAGAAGAATCAGAGAGTGCAGACAACATACTATAAAAGTCAAACTGTAAAATAGGTTCACAATAAATATCAATTATAATCCAGCCTCTTTTTTCTCTCAATCCTTGAATTACACTATCAGGAATATAAGCCCAAAAACCAAAATGACTATAATACTGTATTATAGATCTAGCTTGAATATAAGGTTCATGTATTAAAATAGGATATATAAACGAATCTAAGTTGTCTGCTGAGTTATGAATAGAAATATCAGCACAACTGAAAAATGTGGGCAATCTTTTGGGTATGTGAGCTAATAATTTATTTGGCACAGACCAAAAATTTGCGGTTTCTAAATTATCAAGAACTATATTTACCATGATTTAGTTTTTTCTTTTTAGATCCAAAGTCACACAATGGAATCCACCAGCTAAAACTCTATCATGTCTTAATTCTAAAGGAATAGTCTCAATACCAAAATAATTTAATTTATTATGAATTTCAGTCTGTTTTTTATCAACGATAGCTAAGTTTTCATTAACACTCAATAGATTCATACCAATCCATTCACTTGCTCCCCACGGAAGACCTAAAGGCGAAGTATGAGACCCTACACATTCATGAATCCAGATTTTATCCCAGCTTTTAAATAACTCAGGCTCATTTTGAGGTGTCACTCTAGAAGCATTATATAGTACTAAACCTTCTCTCATAGGAATAATTGTACTATCAAGATGAGCATAGGAGTAAAGATCACGTGCTACGTGAACTCTATAAGAATCTCCAAGAACTCGTTGTAACCACTTTGCTCCGTTTTCATTACCTGTATTTGATACCTGATAGAGTATATCATTATTTATTCTAACACAATTAGCAGCTTCAAAGAGTATTTCTTCATTGTATAGGGAAGGAACTCCCTTAGTATCTTCTTTGTAGTTCGCGTCATAAAGTAATGGAACGGGAGCTTTTATCCAGTTATATCCTTCATTCCATAGTTTAGTAAAGACATCTCTGTAACCCCAGGTTTCAAACTGGCGATTCCAAATTGGAGATGGAGTTTCTATAAGTGTATCGCCTACAACTAGAGTAAGATCTCTTGGGCTATAGTAATGCCAATTTTTACCGTGCCAAGTAGGAGATTTAGTTTCTGCTGTGGCATAAGAAGTATCTGGACGATGAACTACAACTCCAAGACTTTTAAGAGTATCAGCTAATTTTTCTAAATCTTCGTTTTGCTCCTCAATGATTTGATCGGGGTAGAACCCAGTAAACTGCTTAATAAAGCTTTCTTCATACTCAGGAAACTGAGATTTCATTATGCTAATATTGGGAACAGGGATAGTAGCATAATCAGCAGTTCCTACAATAATCTCTTCTAAAGCGTCCCAATCATTATTACACGTCAATAGTCATTCTCCCATCCCAAACTCTAGAGAAACACAATCTATTTGTAGTTGCGCCACGGTTATACTCTGGGTACACATTATTCTCATCTATACCAAAATATACACAAGAGCTTTTCTTTAAGCCTAATTGCTTACACATATTGATTTGAGCGTCTAAGTATTTTGTGTAAATGTATGTGGGACCAAACTCTTGCATCATTTTTAATCCTAGATATACACTACATATGTTTATATAGTTATAACCTGGTTCATTGATAACATAAAGAGGATCTTCAAAAAAGGTTTTTTGAAGTCTTATGCCTACACGATGGTTCTCAAGAGGAAAAACTTTAGATAAAGAGGATACCACATACTCAATGCATGGATGAGTCAAGTCAACGGTAAACCCCACAGCCAGATTTATATATGCAAGATCTAACATTACAGGTATGCTTTTTACATCACACTCATACAGTATAGTATCTAAATTAGGATACAATTCACAACTATCTGAAAACGGCACACTAAGTACTAATACATCTCCAGACTTCAACTCATCCTCGTCTAACCAAGCAAATTTATTGTGATAGTACATGTTTTTGGTCATTTGGTGGAAAAAATACTCACCTTTAGCAAGACGTAACCTTTTGTTTCGATAACGTAAGTAAAAGTGTAAAAAAGACTCTGTGGTTCCTTGTGTGAAGCAAGAGTGAGTATAGAGATCGAGACCCGTTAGATTGTGCGGATGTTGAAGAAACTGCTTGAATGCATCAAAATATTCAAGCTTAATTGTTTCAAAATTTATTTCAGATTCATTGTAGTTTTGTAGGAGAGTATTTCTGTACAGACAAGTAACAGGATCATGTACACTATAAGCTCCACCATAAATCTTATTTTTGTTATTGGGTAGTCCTGTGTGTATTGTCATTTAAAAATCCTGAAACTTGAAGTGAATAACGATCTTCGAGACCTGCATTTGCTGCTAAATGAAGAACAGCGGAATCCCACATGTATCCAGTATTTGCTTTCCAATGGGTAACTACAGTATCATTAAACTGAAGAAAATGTCCTGCTTTCCAATCTAAAAGCTGTATGTTAGCCCGAACTTTGAGTCTCTCATCATTGGGAAACCTTTTGTTAATCTGATAAAAAGTATCACGATGCAATGGGTTTGTCATACCAGGTGGTTGTTTAATAATAGATATAGTGATAGCTTCTATAGCTAATTGATTGCTTAAATCTATAAAATCTATCTCATCTTTATCAAAGAACTTTTGATAAAACATAGTATTATGATGGTTTAGGGACTTAGGAAATCCTCCAACTTGATCATGTATATCTTTAAGTTCTATTTGTTGATGTCCTAGGCAGTCATGCTCATAGTTTTCCCAGTTAATACTGTGAATGAAATTAAAATCATAATTTATATTTACTTCTTTAAGAAACATAAGCTATTCCCATGAATGTTTACCTTTTTGTTTTGATCCGAAATCGTGATAAGTAACAATCTTACTTAAAGTATCTTTTGAAAGATTTAACAATTCATTAACAAAAATTATATCAATTTTATTATCAATTGCCAAACTTAAATAACGATTACGGACAGCTTCTTCATCAGGAAGTGAATGTATACTAAGCATAATTATGTTTTGATTATTCAGAATTAAGTCTTCTAGTATTGGTTGGTGTTTTAGATGTTCATTCTCAAATACATAACCAGAATATTGAATTTCATTATGCGTACAGTAGTCTACAATATAATTACGTTGTATATGAAGAGGAATATGCTTATCAAAATTACTATTGTTAGAGAGATAAATAGCTGCATTTTGTGTTTTTACTTTTTCTTGTTTATAATCTTTTGGCAACCTAAAAAAACCACCAGGATATCTGCCATTAAACTCTTCTCCCTTAACTAAAATATGCCAATCAATAGCCATTCTAGTAACTCCAGTATTATTATTTACATTACCATGAAGATGTTCCTGATGAAATAAGTGAGCTTGTCCAGGAGAAAGAGTAACTGGAAATGCTTTTTCAAGACACATCTTTTCAAAATCTTTTTGTGAGATTTGATTGTTAATGATCTTTTTTGTTATATTCACCGAACTTTCATAATCAACTATCCACATGGAGTTTGAATCAAAGCACTCAGTAAGAGGCATCCAAACAGTGCCTTGACCCCTACCGTTATTATAAAAAATACCTTGATGAAAATGTAGTCTTCGTCCTAGTATCTCTTGGTGAGGAACTACTAAATTTAAGGTAGGAAATCTTTTAATTAAATAGCTTTTATTGTTGATTAAGGGTTTTATATATTCTTCGGCAAAATCATCAATCATTTTACTGAAGTCTTCAGAAGCAAAAGATTGTTGTACTTTATCAGTGATCTTGACAAGTTGATTAGTCGGTACTACCGTATGTAGCATGTCAAGTGTTGTGATATTGTTGTAGTCTTCTTTGATAATATCATAAACCCACTTAGAAAAATCATATCTATCTAAGTCGTAGTTTAAGGTTTTGTTATCCCAATTATCAATATATTCTTTTTGCATTATTTAATCATTTTTTAGTATATAGATCGGCCATAAGGAAGTTTCATGACGTTTAGCCTTTTTTTGTACATAAGTATTTAATCGCCAGCTGCTAGGTTTTTGTAAAAACAAAACGTAGCGAGAGTAGTTTCTCAACACTCCTATCACAGACTCAAAGTCAATTTCAGTGTGATAAAGGTCAAAAAATCTAGCCAACACTACGCAATCATACTGCATCTTAGGAGCTGGAAACTCCCACTGACAGTCTTTGTAGTAACCCATTCTAAAATCAATTTCTGGATTGAATTGAGAAAAGTCTTGCCACTGGTTATGTTGTTCTACAGTGTGACATAATTTTCCTTGTTTGACCAGAACTCGCTTTATAATTCCAGGTCCAGTTCCTACATCTAACACAGAAGAAAAACCATACTCATCTAACACTTGGTTGATAAGATAGGCTTGTTTTATTAGTGACTTGATCTGTGCTTTATCATTGTATTGATTCATTGGCATCCCGTAGGGGACTCGAACCCCTGTTGCCGCCGTGAAAGGGCGGTGTCCTAACCACTAGACGAACGGGACATGGAGCGGGTACGGGGACTCGAACCCCGATCCTCAGCTTGGAAGGCTGTAATAATAGCCGTTATACTATACCCGCATGGTGCTGGTTGAGAGGCTCGAACTCCCGACCTGATGATTACAAATCAACTGCTCTACCAACTGAGCTAAACCAGCTTATTTAATTATTCCCATACACCAGTTTTCAGCAGCGTCTTCTGCG